AATCTTTTTTGAGTCGTCCTTACCCTCATAACCTAGTTCATCTCTCCAATCTGAAAACTCTTCTTTCTTCACACAATTATTATATGTTTTACCAAACATTTTTTTAGTGCCTTTCTTTTCATAACCTGGCCAACACTTTTGACCTTCATCCATAACTTCTTCCCTCATACCTTTGGTCTTTACACCTCTTCTTGCTTTGTGCTCCTCTCCTCTTTTTACTGCAAGTTCTGCTTTCTCTGATGGTTTTTGACCAAAGTATCCTTGTGGTGTTGCACTACCTTTTTTACCAAATCTTCTTTGGTTTCTCACTTCTGCTTTTCCAACATTTGAAATGTAACCTTTTTCCATCTTTGCTTCACCCATTTCAACTGATTCTGACTTATTACCCCAGTTTGCAGCACCTACTTTACGACATTTAACTAATGCACCTGATGCATATGCACTTGGCCATACAGAGTATCTTGACTTAACTTTATGATAGCAAGCATCTTTTGATCCACTACCCTTACCTTTCTTATCTTTTGCTTCTCCTAAAACTATCTCATCTCCGACCTCTACATTATTTTCTGTAAACCAACCACGATTTGCTTCGATTGCAAATAATACTTCACCATCTGAATATACTGGTAAACTACTATATGGTGTTAATTCTTTTATACTTTCAATAATTCCGTTTTCTTTTACAAATGCAATATCAAGTGGAATACGAGTGTTCTTCATATGGAATGAATGTTGACCAACTTCTTCAAATATGAAAAGCATTCCTTTATCAACATCTAAACTCTCACGGAACATAAGTCCAAGTCTAAATTTACCATCTGTATTTGGTATTTCAACTTCTAATGGTAGATCAATATATCCTTCACTTGTTGTAGTAGTATGTTGCTCGTCAGGTGTATTTGATGTGAGATTTTTCTTAAGTTGTTTCTTAGAAATTTTTGGTCCTCCTATTGGATCACCATACTCATCTCTTTTGATCTGTTCATTCATTTTCTTCTTTTTATCAGTTGAAACGTATGTTGGTTTTGCAGCACCAGATTTTGCTTGTTGACCAGGATCTGCTTTCTTTTTTCTTCTTGAGGCAGAGAGTCTTTCTGCTTTTGTCATACTTGCCCTCTTTGATGATGATACGCACTTAGGTGTACCCTCACCAGGTTCGTCACTAGCACAAGTTCCTCCAGTGACGACATTAACCCAACCAGGTTTGCCATCTTTTGACTTTGAACCTTTGAACCACTTATGAAGTGAACCTTCTTTCACTGATTGTTGAAATGCTTTTTTTACTTCAGACACTCCAATAACATCAATTACTTCCGCAAAGGTTTCTCCTTTTGAATCTTCAATAGTAACAGAATTACTCATCAGAACTAGAATTCTCCTTATTATTTAGTATTCCTTGCTTTAACATCTTTGAAAGTTCAGATGTTGAACCTACAAAGAGTGCGTTGTTAGTTACGTTATTAGTTGTCTGTTTCTTATCTTCGTCTACCTCTTTAACTTTCTTTTGTAAGTCCATCAACTTATCAGTAGTATCTGCAACTGATTTTATAATCTGTCCTGCAACTTCATATGCTCTGGCACTACCACCTTCACCAGCAACTTCTAAAATACCATTAAGTGCTTCTTGACCTTTTTCAACTAATGAATATAAATTTGCACGAGTGTAATCATAGTCTTTCTTGACATCATCCTTAGTAGATTCCACTTTTTGTGGTTTACTTGTGGGAGTAACATCAATAGCACTAGTTGTGTTTAACGCTTTATCAATTGAGTCATAGTTAGTCATGGTATTCATCCAATGTCTCTCTGTTGTGTTGGACTAAATGTTCTAGAATCTTGGAACACTTCAAGGTTTCCATTAAATCCAAAGTCATCATCAGGTTCAACAAGTAAATCGTCAGCTGTTGTTAATACATCAATTGATGCTGGTGCAACGTGTGTTGCAGCAGTGCTTTGATATCCTCTGAATACTGTAATAGTATTCGCATCAACGATTTCCTTAATCTTCATGATTTCTTTATCTATAATAATTCTCATACCAGAAGATAAAGCAGTGGTTGAACTAACATCAAATCTTGTCTTAGTTTTACTCAAATCTGTTTTTAATTCTGCTGTATTGTCATCATTGTAATCTTTAAGTGCTTGAGGAGTTGCAGTGTATCTTAACTCTCTTCTTGCATTCTCAGTATCAACAGATGCATGATAATCCACTTGAACTTTCTTGATAAGACCCTCACTAGAATCAGATACAGGACCGAAGAGATAAGTTTTAGCAGTGAAATTTAAAGTGTATATAAGTGCTCTTCTTGTTGCAAAATCTCCCTCATAATCATCTTGAAATGAAATATTATCTAATACAATTGGAACATCTCTCTTTTCTCCAATTACACTTACCAAATCAATAGTAACATTAAATGATGGTTGAAAATATGGTAGTATCTGTTCGATTATCTGTAATGCATCATCGTTTAATTTAACAAGAATGTTTAATTCAAATCCAAGATTATACGGAACTGGCATGAATACTTTTCTTACATTGCCTCCATCCATTCCTTTAAATGTTTGAGTTATTCCACCCTTTCTCGTTGCATCATAAGCAATATTTGTTGTTTCAAATGACATTCTTGGTAATGTAATCTGAACCGCACGATTTAAATCTGGTTGTTGCTCTAATCTTGCTAGGAATTTTTGCATAGGACCATAAGCAAGAGGAACTCTCATATCACTTGTTTCCTTCCCTGCACCATCTCGATGACGGATATGAATGTCATTAAAAATTGTACCAAAAGAAATTATGGTTTTTCTGAGTATTTCGTGATAATAGTATTGTCCTAACATTAGAATGTACCGAATGGATTACCTTCTGAAAAATCAAGTATATCATCTGCTTCAGATTCGATGACTTCATTTGATTCAAAGGTTGTGTCTTGATTATCTTCATCAAAGAAATCTAAAGCATAATTTGAAAATACTGTAGATCCAAAGGAAATAGAAGTTGTAACACCAGTAGTATTTAACGATACTATACTTATGGTGATTGAACTTACACCTATACCTGTAACAGTTGCTCCAGAACCTACAACAATCGTTTGCCCAAATTTAATTTGATCTAATTCTTGGTTTAAACTTATATTTGATGTATTAATACCTGTAATTAAAGTAGTAGTTACACCAATAGTTCCTGATATTATTGAATCTGAACTAAAGAATAATGATTCAGTTGCTTGAATAATTTCACCAGGAATAAATGCTTTGGTTGTTGTTCCTATACCAACATTAGATATTTTGAGTATTTTAGTATCAAGATCCCATTCTTTGACTCTTGCCTCTACACCAGAACTTAATCCTTTAACAATCTCACCTCTTGTGAAGTTGCCAACACCATTTATTACTGATGGATTTGAAATTGTTACTGTTGGTTGTGTTGTATATCCAGCACCTGCGTTTCTAAGTGTGATGTCTGATATTGTATTATCTGCAAGAACGATTGCATCTGCAACAACTGGAATAGTATTATTTCCTGTAATAGTTACTATTGGGTTTGCACCATACCCAGCACCATTATTTGACATAGTAAAGTCAACAATACCAAAGTCTGTTAATTCAACTGCTGCAGTTGCAGCCGCACCTACACCTCCACCACCTCTTATGGATACTAATGGTGCTTCTGTGTAACCTATACCTGCATGTGTTAATTGGATTCTTTCAATTGAGAATACCCCACCTCTTGTTGTAGTGATTGCAACAGCAGTTGCATTTACATTACCTGCAGCATTTGGAGCAGTTGATATTGCAACAGTTGGGGTGCTTGTGTAACCACTACCATCATCATTCAGAACAATTTCACGAATATAACCTCTATTGGATACACTTAGTTGTGCGTTCGCAGATGCAGTTACACCAATTCCCATTAATTGTAGTGTGGATATGTAACCTAGATCCTCAAGTTGTGAATCAATCTCTTCAATATCAGTATCAAATACCTCATCCTCATATTCAAAGAGTTCACATTTAAGTTGATATACATAATTTTTTCCTAATTGATAGAAAGGTTCTTCATGTTCTACAAATTTTACTTCAAACAATCTTGATCCAAGTGGAAAAAATATAACATCACCTTCACGAGGTCTTGTTGCTAATTCGTAATCATCATCAGAATTTAAAAATGGTGATATAAAATCTTCAAATCTTTCTTTTGATATGGTAAGAATAAGTTCATCCCTTAAACTTACACCAAATTTTGTCATGATGTCTCCCTGACCACCATAACCCTCATATGTGTTTACATATGCTTCTAATAAAAAATTATCATCAAAAGCAGATGATTGAACTTCTTTAATTATTGTTTGTTTTCTAACAAATTTTCTTGGAATATAAGTTACTTCAACACCATAAATTTGAAGTTGTTCATTTATTAAATTTTGAACAAGTCTTTGCTCACTCTGAGATCCTTGTAGAAAAAAGGGATTTAATGCCATTGATCATTACCCTATAAAATCAAGAGGAGGCAACTCATATTCAAGCATCATCTTTTCTTTAATTCTTTCTAAATCTCTTTCTGCGTCATCATATATTTCTCTTCCATTCAATTCTAGTCCACCAGGTAATTTAACACCTCTAAATTTGATAAGGTTTTGGCCCCATTGTCTTTTTATCAATGCAGTTAGATAAAGTTTAACAAAGTAATCGTTATAAACTTGTGTAAAATTATCAGGATCTAATGCTCTATGACAATCTAAAATTAAGAAATTACCCGCTAGTTGTGCTCCCCAATCAATATCTAAGTATAATCTGTCTTGTCTCTTATTAAATCTAACTTGTGCCTCTGGTGTGAGTAAGAAATCAATATCTTCAAGACGAGTTTTTGTCATACTATATTGGAGAAGTTCAACAGAGTTGAAATAATACAAATCATTTAGAAATAACTGATACTTAATACTAAACATGCTACCAGATATTGAACTGGTGTCAAATTTAAATATTTTGTTTACTCCTACAACAGATTCAGGTATTTGTAAAAAATTTGAGTTTTCGTAAAATGTTGTCGTTGTTGTTCCATAACCAGGTATATTTGTTGATGTTGCTGTAGTAGTTACTATACCTACACCTGTTTTACTATTAATAGTAGTTTCGCCAGGAATGTCTACTCCCATCCCTCTATCAATGTCTCCCTGAGTAATTTCATATTTAAGGTACATCCTTTCAACACCATCAAAATGTCTCTCATTGAAAAGTTGTATTGCATCATCAACTAAATCATCAACTTGATCATCATCTACGTTTATTTCCAATACAGGAGCACCCAACTTCCTAAAACAGTAGTCAATTAATTGTTGTCTAGTTGCTGGTTTGGCCATCTTCCTCTTCTATCTCTGATAATAGATTTTCGTATTTTTCTTGAAATTCAAGTTTTTCTGCTAATAATTCTTTTTGAGCATCTAAATGATCTTGTACAATCGTTTGTAATTTTGCTTCAAGAAGAATATTTTGGTTAGTTAATGTAGAAATTTTTTGGTTGTAAATTTTAATCAAAGCATTCACATCAACATCATTAGGATTTGTCATAGTTTAGAAGGAACCTCCATCAATTGTTGTTGTCCATTTAGGAATGTTGTTTACATCAGTAGTTAATATAAAATTAGATGTGGTTATACCAGCAGCTGTACCAGCAGCACCAACTTGCTTACCTGTTGAATCGAAGTAAACAATACCGTTTCCAGTGGTGTCATAATCACCATTTTGGAAATATATTCCTTTAATATCTAGGAAACCTTTTGTACCACTTACCAGATTATTTACGATTGTTGCATCAGGTATGTAAGTAAAAGACCTTTCTGGTGCATTACTTGCATCACCACCAAGATCATGATATCCAAAGAAACCTTGTTTTTGATTTCCAGCACCCGAACTAGTATTATAACCAAATGCTACACCACGATCAGTGTTTGTGTCAACGTTTGCTGTAACTGTGAGTTGACCTGTAGTAGCGATGCCACCTGACTGAACAGCATTACTAATTGTGATTAGTTTTTCTGTTAAATCATAAGTTGTAATTGTAGTTCCTGATGCTACGTTAGTTCCAGAAACTGAATCTCCTGTGTTAATACCTGCAGCAGTATCAATTTTAATTGTACTGACACCAGCATTTGCTGTCATCATAACAGTTCTTGTACTGGTTGTAACACCCAAGTTTATGATAGGATCATTAAGATTTACTGTAAATGAATCAACTGTTGTAGTTGTACCATCAACTTGTAAGTCACCTTTAACAATAACTGTACCTTCATTACTTAAACCGTCTGGGAATGGGTCAATATATAATAAATTTCCGTGACCTTGTTTAGTAGAAATAATATTTGATGAAATACCAACACCACCAATTCTTGCATCTAACGCATGAAATACTCCACCTGTTTGATGCATATCACCTTCAAAGGTTGAAATACCAGTAACTCTAAGGTTACGCATGGTTGCTTCATCAAAGAATATATCGTCTTTAACATGAAGATCACCACCTACAAATAAATCACCAGTGGTTGTAACAACACCAACAAATGTTGATACTCCTGTTACATTAATATTACCACCTATATTAACACTCTTTTCTATTCCTACACCACCTTCGACTACAAGGGCACCATTATCCTTTGTAGATGAATCAGTAACATCTGCCATTAGGATCGACACACCGTTGGCATATGTCCAATCAGCACCTGTTACTTGTACTCTATCAGTTCCATTTTCATCATATTCTATCTTCGCATCTTTACTATCACCGAAGGTTAAAAATATATCATCTCCAATTACTACTTCACCACTTCCATTAGGTGTAAAGAAAATATCTCCGTCTGTGTTTGTAGATGAAAGTACGTTTGCATCTAATCTTAAATTATCTACATTCCATTGATCCACTTTTCTATTCTGGTCAAGAATAGCAACAAAACCATTTGCAGCAGTTGATGCATTAGCTGCACTTGCAACCGAACCTGCTGTATTAGTTAATAAATCTGTAAAATATCTACCACCTATTACCTGTGGATTACCTGCATTGTCACCAACAAATAGTCTGTCACCACTATTGCCTTGCGTACCACCTCCACTCAGGGTTACACCAAGTTCACCAAATTGTAAAGACGATGGTGCTGACGTACCAGTTGATCTTTTTATTCTTATAAAACTAGCCATTTCTAGAAGCTACCTCCGTTTATGTCCAAATTCTGTGTTGCACCTGGAGTCAACTCCAAAGTTCCAGTCCACTGTTGAGTAGTACTGTTATACACTAAAACCATTCCATTCTGTGGGTTACTGGCGTTCACATCACTTAGTTCACCAATAGTTCCTGCTGCATTTCCCGCTAATGAAGATGTAACCTTAATAGCATTCTTTTGACCAACTCTAACTTTGATTTCTGCCATTATTTCGTAACTCCCTCTCTAACTAGGACAGCACCCTCTAAAACTCTTGTCACTTCACCAGATGAGTCTGTTATAAGAACATCATACATAAATCTACCTGGTTTTAACACTGAAGTTTGAGATGTTGTAAGACCAACTCTTATTTGTCCACTAGTTGCATTAATAATAGTTGTATTAAAATCAGTTGCTGAACTAGCACCAGGATGCTTTCGCATCTGTGCAGCTGCAGTAAAACCAGTTAAATCTGTAGCAGAATTTGTCGCTGCACTTTCTAATGTAAAAACTTGAGAAAATGTAGTTCCAGTATTAACAGTTAAATTACTTACGTAAACTGCCATTTAAAAACAATATCAGGATCTAAGATATATTTATATTTAATATAACCCGTCTATTTTTCTACTATTAATCTGAGCAAATTTTTAATTTCTTCAATATCCTTTTTCATGCTATCTATCTCTTGTTTTTGAGTCAATTTTAATTTTTTTGACTTTTTATACTGAGAAAATCCGTGACTATCAGTGTTTATGATAGCACCAGATTTTTCATCTCTGTATAAGTGTTTGTGACCTTCTACTGGTATCATGCTAATGCTAGTGCTCTAAAATCTTTAAATCTGGGTGATCGTGCCTCATTAGCTCCACTACATACGATTTTAATTCTAAATCCAGTAAATTCATCTAAATCATCAACACTAAATTGATACTCTCTAAACTCATCAAGATTACTTCCTGAAACAAAAGCATCAGATCTACCACTATTTTTGGCATTATCAATTACTTGATCACCAAAATTATCACCATCAGTATCGTTAAGATTATCATATCCAGGAAATAGTTCATACGCTAATTCTGTTTCACTTCCATCCTCTCTGAACAATTGATAAAGGACTCTGAAGTCTGCAGACTCGTCACGATAAGCAGCAACTAATACTTTGAGTGATGTTGCTGGATTCTTAAGATCAACTCTATTACTGATATAAACACCTGCATGTGGATCACCAGTTGTCACATTAGATCTAGAATCCTTCGCATAATCATCAATTGGTTTGTTGAGTCTTGATCTTTGATAAACCACTGTAGCATTTGAAATATCTAATACTGGAGATAAATTAGGATCAGTAGTTTCCATTCTAACACCTAATGTAAATGAACGATTTAATGGTAATCCTGTCAATCTTGTATTTTCATTTATCCTTGAACAAACTAATCTTGGTGTGCTTAATGAATTTGGTTGATTTAGAGTCACAGGTTCGTAACCTTGATCAATAAATGGAATTTCTCCACCACCAGCACTCGTACCTGAAACGGTTCTAACTTGAGCATCAACTGTTGTACTTTCACTTGGTGTCAAAGCACTGAACTGAGGTATAACTGTATTGAATTGATAGTTCTGTGATGCGAAAATATTTTCTCCACCTACATTTTGCTCTTTTGTAAAACTAACCTGACTATCACCATCAGATAATCCACCTCTATTAATTTCAAGATAGTAAGAATCAATACCTCTCTCTTTACTTAAAGCAGATATATTGGTCATATTATGATCTGTGTTGATTCTTCTCAAGTCATAACCATTTAATTCATATTTACGTGAAACAGTACCTACATCATGTGTTCTGATAATAGTGTTGTCAACACCTCTTGTTCCAATCCCTAATTGGTTTGGTTGAACACTATTATAGAAAATAATTTCATTATTGATTTGGATAAATCCTTGTGCAGTAGATATTCCATTAAATGTAGCAAACGCCTCTGTATTTGCTATTGATATTACCTGATCATCAACATCTAGGAAATCAGTAAGTAGAATAGGAGGAGTATCTGGTTCAACATTTGCAAGAGTAACCAAGTTAGTATCAGCTTGCATACCATGATTATAGTGTTGAACTTCTACTATATTACCTCTGTACTTGTCATCATAAACAGCGGATGATGTAATTTCTGTACTACCATATGATGTTGCATTTCCACCTTCATAAACAACTATTGGTTGACCAGATGTAAATTCTTCACCTTGTACATTATTAAGATATAGAGTGCTTACTCCGTTGATTGCACTAACTGTAATTTCAGCACCTGTTCCTTTTTTATGAGTTCCAAATCCAACAGTAGATATTCCTAAAACATCCCCTACAGCATATCCAGAACCTGCTGTGTTACTTGTTAATGCGATTGATGATACTTGTCCTGATGCATTAGTTTCCACTGTTGCAGTCGCACCAGTACCCCTTCCAGTAATTGCATATAAAGGAACTCCTGTAACTGCAGTGCCACTAGAGAGACTTGGTTTATATCCTGTTCCTGCATTTGTTATACTAAATGTGCTTACTGGTCCTCCAACTTTTTCAATAAATCCTTTAATCGGATCTCCTGTTGTTGCATCACTTACTTGGATGCCTGGTAAACTTATAGCAGCAACTGTACCAGCATTAGTTGTTGTCTGAATACCAACTTTTAATTTTCTTGGTAATGTTCTAATCGCATTGGGACTTAATCTCTCAATAATACCAGAGTTTGTTTCTAACTTAGGATTATAGAAGAACGCAGTACCAGGAGTGGTTGAGAATTGTGCTTTACGCAAAGTAAATTTAAGATCTTCAAATTGGCTTGGTGTCCAAATAGTACCATTTTGTGATTTGAATAAACTTCCACCAACGTATTGACGAGTTACAACAACTGACTCAGCATCAGGTAAACTTTGTGTATTTACTGTTCTTTCACCCATTTGAGCGATCCATGCTTCATAAAGATTCGTTGTAGGTGCAAGGAGAACTATACAATATTCAGTATCTGGTTCAAGATATACAGGGGAAGGGAAATTAACTCTTGTTGGCAACTCAGCGTTAGATGAAATATTAATATCATTTGGATTAAGAACAACACGAGCATAATCTCGAACAAGTGAATTAGTTGGAAGACCCAACTCCATAGTTCTTACTTCAACTGTTAGTTTTTGACTAGTATCTTTATTACCAAAATATAAATCAACAGCAGTTAAAAATGCACCAGTTTCATCAGTTGTAAATGATTGTGCAAGGGGATCAAACCTACGTCTTCTTCTGACGGTTTGTACAATAGTGGTTGTAAATGTGTCTATTCTACCTTCTGTTTCATAAGTAGTTTCACCAGAACTTATTAACAGACTACCAGGTAATGGTTCCGCATTCTCTGGACTTGATGTTAGTTTGAATGTACTGACTCCTGTTCTAAATCTTAATGGTGGTGGTGGATCTGTTAATGGATTTCTAAAGAAGAATGAACCATAGAGATCTCCATAAGTGTCTGCAACTAATCTTACATCAACAACTTCTGCTTGTGCACCACTACTTTGACCCAATAAAGTTACGTTACTAGTTGGAATATATCCAAAGAATTTTCCTTGTGCTTCATCTGATAATGATAAAACATCAATATTTAATACAGTGGACGCAGCTGAATAAACAGAACCTAAAGATAAAGTTGTATCATATGGGTTTGCATTAAATGTCTCATCGGGTGAATTTATATCACCTAACTTATGATCAGGTTGAGCTATTCTGAATATTGCAACCTGTTCACCATTTTCATCATAAGCTTCTACAGTTTCACCTTTTGAAAATATTCCATTTGTCATAGATATTTCAAGAAGTTTTGGAATAATATCGATTCCACTAACACTGTCAAAGAATGGATAGAATCTAGCAACAGGTCTTAATCCATTTGCAGAAAAAGCAACGTTTCTAGATCTGATATGAGGATCAGGAACACGACTTGTCAGCACTCTTTCAGTTCTTGTTGTAACTCTTCTTCTTCTTCGTCCAAATAAACCACCAAATATACCACCAAGTATAAAACCAATTGGATTAAAATTAGCAATGACACCACCAACGAGAGCACCTACTGCACTGATTCGTCTTCTCCTTCCTCCAGTAACCCTTACAAGACCACCATCAACTTCTATAGTTCTAACCCAAGTATCAGAAAATGGTTTTAATTCAATAGTACCAATAAATTCAACCATGTTGAAGGGGTTTACATTTTCCACTCTGGACGCTAGTGGTTGATCTATCCAGTCAACCTCTTCATAAGCTACTGTAATTAGATCACCAGTTTTTTGAACATTCGTATCTAATAATTCAAGATCTTGAGAAAAATCTGCTGTATCAACATTAGTTGTTAAATCTAATGCTATTTCTGGTTTCATAGACCAGAAATCCATAGGAACAATTAATTCTTGATTATCAGGATCAATCGATACTTTGCAATCTGGATCATTAATATCTAAAAGATCTGTATTTTTAAAATCATCGACAAAAAATCCAGTTTTGAATCTTGATAAACCATCTACATCTTGAACTTGTAAAGTTCTTGTATCAAGTTCTAGTAAACTTAATGAAGTAACTTCCTCTAAATTTTCTATCCTATCCTCAAGTCTACCAATATCCCTCATGGTATATCTGGTATTATCAGCAACTCTTATAATTGCATCATCAGGGTTATAAAGATAGGCAGGTAACTCAATTGTTGCAACTTCCATCGCATCACTATTAGTTGCAGGAGTCACTGGATCAGTTGATGATGTTCCTTGAATTACTCCTATGTTTCCTAAAGTATCTAAAACAACTTTATCATTTCTAGGCAAGTAAAAATTATATGAAATAATTGAACTCTCATTTGGAGTCACTACAAATGATGGATTATTTCCACTAGTTGCAAAAGTTCTGTTTTTAAAAGCAAACGGTGATTCTGCACCCGTGTATTTTGCAACTCTAGGTCTAAAATCTATTGTATCACTTGCTCTTAATCCATCTTTTAGTAATGGAATATCTTGAGAAAATCTTTCCTCACCGTATGATGCTACAGTGCAAAAATCACCATCATCATTACTTGCGACTGAATATGTATCATATACAATTAAAACTTTTCTAGTTGGAGGTGGAAAATTAACTCTTCTCACCAATCTAGAATAATCATAGAATTGTTCTCTTTGCCCTTTATCAAGTTGAAATCTGTTAGTTATATCTAAATTATTACCAAGAGTTATAAGTGATAATATTGTACTAATATTTGATTCGTCAAAATTACAAACCTCACCTGTTGTAAATTTAGTTGGTGTTAGATATGCAATTTCAACCTCAGTTGCAGATATTAAACCTGTAATTTGTGCTATAGCATCACTACTATCACCTATAATTTTTTCACCCAATATAGCTGTGGTATTTAAATTTAAACCATCAGGGAAAGTTAATCTATCAAGTGTAGGTACATTTGTATCAGTTGATTCAAAAACACCTATAATTTTTACCACATCGGGAATGTTTAACGATATTTCTCTATCTTCAACCCTCAATCCATAACCAGTGGCTTTATCCATCCCTGTAAGTGATGTATTAATTCCGACTCCAGTTTTAGTAACCTCTAATTTTTCACTTCTTATATAATTTTTTACTTTACTTTTTAGTGCTTGTTTTTTAAGTGTAGCTATTAAAACAACATCCGATTGGTTAGGAGTTAATCCATTAATAGTTACTGATTGACCATCTATACCTAAAACAAATTGATCTTGTGTTAAAGGTTCAATAATACCAGTATCATAATGAACTGAATATCTTTCAGCATCAAAATTTTCATAAAATGCACTCGATATACCAGCATTACCAATATTAACTGTTAAAGCACCATTTGCATCAGTGGTTCTACCAGTTATATTTTTAGTAATAACTAAATTAGAATTTGATAAATCAATATCAGATACATTTCTATTTCCTAATTGTGCATATAGTCCTTTGTTTTCATTTAAATTAATATTAGGAACACCAAATGAGAATGTTGCAGTTGCTAATGTGGTTGGTAATGCACCATTACATATACCTGTTACTGTGTCAACAGCAGCTAATTCTATAGATAATCCATCTGTTGCAACATTTACAACTCTGTTAAATCTCTCTTCTGCTTCATCTGGCAACTGATATCTAATAATTGTGTCTGTTTTAATACCAGTAAAACTCCTACCTGCACACGTAGCAATACCAGTTGTCCCAATATTTAACACATCTGTAATACTGAATCCAGTTGGAATTCTGCTTTGTAAAACTGTATCAGCAACAAAATCTGAATCATAATTACCATCGTTACTCATATCTTGATATACTGATTTAATATCTTGTATACCAAAAGTTCTTACTGTTTGAATAGATCTTGATATTTCTGAATCTTCATTAATAATTATTTGTTCACCCTGTACAAATTTACCAGTGACTTGAGTTAATTTAACAACTGTGCTTGCTCCACCAGCTGCTATTGCATATCCAGTAGCTCCACTACTTAATCCCCTTACATATGAGGTTATTGGTAATTCAGTATTACTTACCGATTGGTTTAGCACTAAACGAGTAAATGTTTGCATATCAAATAAATGCAAATCCCATTCAGTTGTATCACCACTATAAGCTGCATCAGATACTGCAAAAGAGTAAACTCTTGCTTTTCCTATCAACTCTCCTGTTCCAGAAGTATTTGAACCAGTTCTTTGGTTGTATAATTCCAAACAATATGTATCATAGTCAGTATTTGATTTAGGAGCACCGTAAACATTATTAACTCTTAAAATAGTTCCCATTTGATATGGAACTAGTGATGCATCTACTGTCTGTTTATCTCTTGGTTTAGGGACATCTATAAATGATGATCCATCGAGACTAATATCGTATCCTTTTACATATGCTTTTCCTGCAGATACTTTGACACACATTAAATCATCAGATGGTGTATTTTGTTGATCAGTTACTTCATTTGATCTAAAAATACCCTCATTTGATAAACCATTATTTAATGAGTTAAAAACTTGAACATCAAATGGTGCTACTGAATAATTTCCTGACTCATCATATGTTCTTGTGGCAAAATAATCTCTAATAAGAGAGTAATCGGATTTTTTAACAATTTTTTTGATTTCACCCTCATCTACCCTTAAAAGTTCAATAAAGTTTGTATCATTGAAGTCTGTTAAACTTTTCTTTCCTAAAGTTGTAGTTATTTTTAATCTATCTGCACCAGGTGCAGCAAAGTTTGAAAACCCTCTTGCATTATCATAGAGAGAATCATCATTCTTGGCAGTTATTATTTGTTCGTCAATATTTAAACCAACTCTATATGATGGTGTATTTGAATATGGATCTAAAATTATTTTATCTGTAGATACATCTACAAAAGAACCCCTAATAAAATACGTTCCAGATGAAATACCAACAGCAGATCCTATGGCAGAGGCACCACTATCAACTAATGTCAAGACTGTTTCACCTTCATTTACTGCTGTATTACCATAAATGAAAGATTCTTGAACTATTAATTGCTCACCATCAGTTAAATTTGATATTTGATTATCACTTCCAGATTGTAAATATTGAACATATATCGTTAAATCATCTATTTCTGTACTTGTTCCCACTAATTGATAACTATCAATCGTTAAAATAATGCCAGAAGTTCTTCCTTTTAATTTTAAACCAATTAACTGATCTAGGTACAAAGTAACTGGAATACCTAAATGAGTGTCTAATATTCTTACTGAATGATATTGTGAGTCGAAATTAATATTGCCAGGTATAACCATAGACCCATCTTTAAAGATGTGACTACCAAAAGATTCAATTTGATTTTGTAAAGAAGATTGTAGAGTTGTTAATTCTCTCGCTTGAACAGGAAATCCTGGTTTAAATAGGACTTTGTAAAATTTATCTTCCTTATTAAAATCATCATAATAAGGACTTATATTTAAATTCGTTTTTTGTGGCATTTTTTAAAATTCCAAAATGATTTTAATGTCTTCTTTTTGTCTAGGGTTTCTAGTAACTAGTGGTCGGTTGTCCAAGTAAATTATTTCACCCGACTTTTTATTTATCTCAGGAGATGCAAGACCATTTGTGAAGTTTACTCCTAATGAAATAACCTTATTACCAGATGGGTTTGTACTTATTCCAGTAAAGTTTTGATCTACAGTGGCAGAAAATCCACTTGCAGAAATTATACTTTCAGCTGAGGATTCAAATTGTAAAACTTTAGACCCAGTTGTAATTCCAACATAATCAGTTTGATCAGCACTAGTTTGATTAAAAAATAATGATCTATCTTGATAAAATTTAATTACGTTAGTGTCTGTATCATAAGATACAATATATCCCTCTGCTGTTCCACCAGTAACTGTTTGTCTAATTTTTTCTCCAATAACTGGAGTTCCAGTTGGTGAAACAACTTTAATAGCATTAACTGATGAGAAATCATTTGCAGTGTATACTGATGTTGATCCTATTGAAGTTGGATTTTTTATGATACTAATTTGTGAAAATTTAGTATCTGTTGGGAAATCTTTAGTCGAATCATCAAATCTTGCATAAACTAAAATTTTGTCAGTCCCTAATTCTTTGTATAAATCATATCCATGACCTCTTGAAGGTGGGATAATTGGGATTAGTTTTGCAAAATTACCAACAGATACTCCAGAATTACCAATTGGACCTAAATCAACCATCCCATAACTATAACCTTGACCACCTGAAGAGACAACTGTTTTTATTATCTTACCATTACTATCGGTGTCAATAACAACTTTTGCACCTGTTCCATCTCCAACAATATCAACTTCTCTACCCACAATATTTTGAGAATAACCAAAACCTTGTTTATCAATATAAACTGTTTTGATTTGATTGTTATTTATAGTTGAGTCACCATTCTCTCTTACTGATTGTATTTGAGTTTCAGATGAAGTCGGCCAATTACTAGGAACAGAAATATATTCTGTTGAATCAAATTTTATAATATCACTAGGAGGAACGGTAAATAGATACTTCCAAATATATCCATCACCACTTTCACCTGCTCTTGATGGTTCTAAGTCAGTGAATAAAGGTTCGTCTTGTGATGCATTTCCTGTTGAACTAATACCAGATGAACCGTTTTCAATACAAACATATACATCAAAATTCTTATTGATTACATAATAATTTGCTGCGTATAATCTAGTAGAGTTTGTTACTGGTGATGGATTAGTGACACTGTAGTCGTGTCTATACATTTCATATCTTGTTCCTTGTGTCCAGTCTCTTCTTGTTATTAACCTTCTTACATTCGCACTAGTAACCTTTTTACCGAATATTTGAGTATCTCCAGTGTGATCCACATAATTAAAATTATCAACAGGACTTGGAGTATTTGTATTCCAATCTGTTGTTCTACCAAAACCAACCGCAAGAGTTGGATTAGCAAGACCTAATGTAATATAATATGAATTTGCAGAGTCATCCACTGTCTCTACAAAGTTGTTTGCATTTAGAATTCTAAATTGATCTGTTACAATTGCAGCCATATCATTAGCTTTTTTCTATATTTATACTACCCAAGATCCTTTCTTAATGAACCATTGTCCCTAAGACCAAAATCTCTTCTCTGGATAGATGGGTAAGTGGTTAATCCAGAGTCTACTGTTAATCCAGTAACACCTATTGATATAGCATTATTATCTCTTGAGAATCCAGAAAATCTTCCCCAAGAGAAAATACCCATATCTCTACCAGAAGTATCTATACCAGCAGTATTAACTCCTGTCATTATATTACAAGTAATAATACCTACACCCTCATTATATTGATTTATAAAGTAGATATTATCAACACATGTAGTTCCAATTCCAACAACTGTGGAATCATCACTTACAACTGATGTAACACCGTGTCCAACTTGTGTTCCAGATATGTATACTGGATATCCAACTTTTAAATCGGTTAATACTGAATTGGGGTTATTTGTCAAATCTGCATTTATTTTAAAGAAAATAGCAGTATCATGATTTACACCACCAGTAACACCTATCGCAGTTATTGAACCATCAAATCCCTGAACAGTTGGAATTGTTACAATTTTTTCTTTAATTGCGTTAGGAAGTGATATTAATACTTGAGGTATGGCAGTGGTTGTATATCCGAAACCAGGATTAGTTATGGTTGTACCTGTTATTTTACCATTTGAGATTGTTGCTGTAGCAGTAGCTGTGCCACCTATACCAGCACCTATGGCATGTGGTGAGGATATTGAAATAGATGTAGTTGAACCAACATAACCACTACCACTATTTGTTATAGTCAATGCCTGAATGGTTCCACCAACAGAAACTGTAGCTGTAAATGCTGCAGCTACTGGATTTGTAGAATCGACAATTAGACCCCCAACATTAGGAATCACTATGCTTGAGAAATCTTCCTCATAATTAAAGAATCTGGCATTATCAACAAATAGTTCGTTGTCAGTTGTTGTTAAATCATTAATAATTTTTGCAGTTGGATATACCTGAGATTCAATTGAGTCTCTGATTTTAGAAACAACTTCACCACTTATCTTCTTATCTGCTTTTTGTTTAGTCCAATTGAATGGTTTGAAAACAGATTCATTAACACCCAATCCAGTATACACGTTAGTTTCAACTTCATCAGATCCTAATATTGAAAATACTGTTCTTGGATCTTGTCCTGTTGATATGCCAATTTTATTTAATTGAAGAACGTCACCAGTTTTTATAGTGGGTGATATTGATGCTCCTGCAGAAACTTGAACAGAGTCAACACCATTTGTTCCTTTGTAGAAATAAATGTCAACAACATCATTTGGATCTGGTGCTTGTACAAATTCTAATGATGAACCACCATCGAATTTATATGATACATCAGGTATTTGAACAACTCCGTTTATGAATATAAGCAATAAAGCATCAAGATCTATAAGTGATGAATCTGGATTATCAGGATCTATTTCAAAACTCAATAAACTTCCATTATAAAATATTGGGAATCTCTTTCTTACTCCATTTTGTAGATCTTTTACAGAATCAATAAAATCAAACTGCCCAAAGTTCCAAGATGAATATTGATCTTTGAATACTTCAGTGACTGTTAATTCAAAATCACTTATTAGTGATGAGGTGTTTAGGAATCTATCAGTAACTAATCCAACTGGTTTAAATACATCACCTAATTTAAAGTTATATCCATTATTATTTAATTTAAAGTTAGTAACTTCATATGATGTAGATCCTATACCCACTGAGGTATTAGCAGCTCCCACTTCAATATCAATTGTTACACCTGTTCCTGTATCGGTTGTTGAACCTATACCTCTTCTTGAAACTCCAACTATTGGTAAATTCTCATAAGATGGTGAAGAAATCTGTATTTGTGGTTGTGTATAACCAGTTCCTGCATTATTAATATTAAATTTAAGTGCACCACCAGTTCCAGTATTTGTTATTCCAACATTTACTGTAAATGTATTTGTTGTTGTAGCAGTTATTGCCAATGTTGCATTATGAGCTGGATCTCCACCTGATGAACTTGGAGTAGGTCCTGAACGAGGATATGCATGATCAGTTGAGAAATTATCTTGTGCACATCTGAATACGAATGAATTTGTAGCAAGACCAACCGTATCACTAGTGCTTAAACCATGAGATGCTTTTGTAATTACTAAATTACCTGTTGCTGGATCGTATGTAGCACCTGTAGGTGTAAGAGGAGATCCACCAGTAACTGTGACAGCGTTGGTAGATGCACTTACAAATATATGTGTGTTAGATACAACTTCTGCTGTAATGTCTGCACTTGCTCCATTTCCAGATAAATCTGTAACAGCAACAGAAACAGGGTTACGATATCCAGATCCAAATGTTAAATCTGCCAAATACTCAAATGCAGTTCCTGATCCAACATATGTACGTGCTTGTGAATCTACACCAATGTCAGTTGTAAATGTAGTGGCTGATAATATTCCAGTTATACTAAAATCTCTATCATTTGGTATGGTTAATGATGGATTAAATACCATGCCATCTAATCTTACAAACTCATTGATATTTCTAAATCCATGATTGCTTGAAGTTGTAACTTGAAGTTGACCTGTTAAATGATTATATTTTGCTGTGCTTATTCCAAATGCACCACCAGTGGTTGCAATACCAACAATCCCTACAATTGATCCACTTCCATTTGTTGTTGCTTTAACTTTTGCTGGTGCTAAGTTTGCAACTCCCAATCCGCCAGTTGACCCAAGTGATACAATTACACCACCTCTTGGAAGTTGATTTTGATTTACATCCACATCACTAATAATTTTCTGACCATTTGATGATGTTATTCCAGTAAATATAACACTACTTGCTCCACCTGACTCTGCAAACTCATAATTATTTCCTAAATTATTAAATGTACTTGGTGTTTGATATATTCCATTTAAAAGTAATATACTACTTCCTGTTGTAATACCTGCTGTTGTTCCACCACCTACTTTTAATAAATGTGTTGCACCTATACCTGTAAATCCACTAGAAATATCATCAAATACCTTATTTGCACTGTAATCTTTTCTTAGAAATACTCTTCCATTAAATGTTGATCTAACAGGATCTAAATTCGATTGATTTTTTTGTGTGGCATTTGCATCTCCCGTAGGTGGATCTGTGAGATGAAGTGTACTATCGACAATGTTATAACCACCAGAGAATAATCTGGTTGTATCCCCTGAACTATGATTTGTTGATGCAGATCCTATCGCACCTCTTTCTACAACTAAAATATTTACAGATCCTGTTTCAGTTATTGGACCAACTGATGTGGTTCCTAAACCAACGTTGGTGATCTTCATAAATTCATCATTTATTTTGATAATATCATTTGATTGTATTGATGAAATTCCTGTAACACTGAATGTTGTTTGTGAATCTGTAATATTATATTCAAGATCCGTAGTTATTGGTGTAAATGCTATGGGTGACTGTATTACACCATCGATTGATATTAATGCCTTTTCATTCTTCTTAAACATCTCAAATTCATGAGCGTTTCCAGATCCTGTACCAGTAAATGTAAGTGAGACATCAGCCATCGCATCAGGACGAGACTTTGATATTTTAAATGTATCTTTTGTTAGTCTAATAGCATATACTTCAGAACCTAAAACACCACCTGCAGTTGAAATTCCAGTTAATGCCACACCCTCAAATGTTGAATTTGGTGTGTATATTAATCTTTCCCCAGTCTCAAAGAAATGATCTTCTATTGTAAATACACCTGTAGTTGGATTTAAATTTGAAGTGCTTGATGGGTTAAATTGTTTTTGAAATATTGGTATTGAATCATTTTGAAGAACAAAACTTGTTTTATTTGATCTTAAACCATTTAATGCATCGTATTGACCTACTGAGATAGATTCCGAAACTGTTCCATATTGTAAATTTAATGGTGTATTTAATAAATCAATATCAGTATAAAGTGCTTCTGTTAATACTTGTACTTGAACATTATTCGTGCCACCAGTGTAAAGAGGATCTGGATGGAAGTTAAGACATAAATCATTACCAACTAATGTTGAAGAAAATGTTCCTATTCCTGATGTGCTTCCTATTGATAAGAAAGGATATTGTACAGAGTGGGCATCTGTAGAATCATGTGCAACTAAAACTTGATGTAGAGCACTGGTTGAACCACTTGATACTCTTACAAATCCTTTTAAAGAAGATACTTGATTTGCTAAAAATGTTGCGATTGTAGATGCTGTTGATACATTAGAGAAATTTGATTCAAATCTAGCGGTTTTTTCTGTATCATCTAATTGACCTGAGTTTTTAAATCTATATGTTCCAATACCAGATGTTGTTGTACCTATACCAATCACCCTTGATCTAACTAGAACTTCATTTGGTTGATCATTCTCAAATTTTAAAGATAAAATATTTGAATCAATTTCTGATGTGAACGTTCCAATAAAATTAGATACAGGACCATTCTCAGTATCTGAGAAAAATTCCGCTACGTATGAAGATGATCCATCATGTGTTAAGTACAAATCAACAAAATTAGTTTCATCAGTGTTAAGATCATTTACTTCTATTGTGGCAAAGAATGCATCTGTATTATCAATATTAGTTGATATTATTGTAGAAGTAGTTGCTGTTGATACTGTGGTGTTTATACCCGATAGGTTTATAAAACCTATTGATTGGGTTCCAATCCCTGTTAAATTTGTATTAAATGAAGTCTGAAGTAATTTAAGATCGTAATCATTATTTTCTGGATCATCTGGGGTAAATTTCAGAGTAACATTTTTAGACGTATCCATTTGTCCAATCAATGTTCCCAATTCTGCTGAAGTTGTGTGAACTTTTGCTCTTTCAGCAGTGTACATATTCAAACTATCTTTGAATAAAATTAAATCAGATATTTGAGTATTTCCTGTATTTGGATCTCTAACCTGAACTAAAAATGTGACATATCTTGCATTTATTGACAACTCTAAGAATTGAGTTAAAGATGTAGCAGTGCTCTTAAATAATTTACTAATATCATCAATTTCAAGGACACGATTTGTTTTACATTCAATATAAGGAGATAGTTTTGTGTTTTTTAATTTAAGAAACTTTGATTTACCATTGACAGTATCAATATCTAAAGCAAAGTCAAAATTATTAATTGTATCTACTCTTTTTTGATCAATAAAATCTAGTGCAAGAATATCTGCAAAACTTGAAGTCACAATACCTGCGTTAGTAATAGTAGTGATCCCTACGTCTGCAAAATTCTTAAGTCCACTAGTATGAAGTAATCTATCTACAGAACTAACTAAAGTGTCATAGGTTATTGAACTTTTTACACTATAGGATAAATTTTGATAGTAATCATTATCTGGTGTTCTTTGATAATCTTTACTTAATTTTCCAATATCATCATTCCAACCTTGATCTTGTCTCAAAGAATAACTTATATCAAATCTTCCAGAATTCTTTGATATATTATTAATTTTTGCTATGGTGCCAGATACAAATCCTTTTATAAGTTGACCTCCAACTAAATTAAACGCACCAGGCACGATTTCTTCAATTTTTATAAACTCATTAGTAGATACAGAAACTTTCAAATCTACTGGAATATATGAAGTTCCTACGAAAGCTAATAATTTTTCACCAACACTAAATTTAGAATTTGTTTGAGTAACTTTGAATTGTGGATAATCATCTTTACTGATGATAGTTCCATAAGAATTTTGGATGGTTTTTGCAATACCAGCATTTGTAGTAAATGAAGATAAGTCAAAAGATATTTTGGTAGGATTTAAATTATTTACTGATGTTATTTTAAAGAATCTATATCCATAATCAACAGAGTTAAATCCTGTTCCAGTATCTCCATGTTTTTCAAGACCTTCTACGAAAATCTCTTCATTAACTGAAAATGGTGGAGTAGTAAAACCTAACACAGGAGTTACTAAAGTACAAGTAACTATGCCTGTAACTGAATCATATTGTAAATTACTTACTGTAGATCCATTATCATTATTTACTGCAAATACTTCATGTGTTATTGATTGTAGACCCTTTGGTGGAATTACAATATCTACTTTGTGTAAAGAATTACTTAATATTGTAGATTCCAAATTACCATTAGTAATCTCTTCTCTTGTATCTGGATTTATAATAATTAAATTAGGATTTGATGTATAATTTCTACCACCTTCAATAACTTCAACTTTTGATATTGTATCGGCATCTATTATAGAAATTACAGGAGAAATAAATGCCTCTGGTTTGAGTGTTGGATCTGATGAATATTCAAAACCTGGATTTAATATTCTAATATCATCTACTCTGTTTATATTTGTTGAGTCTGGTAGTAAAGTAGCATTCGTACCTTGTGTAGATGCAACACTTACAAAAGATGGTAAACTATCATAACCAACTCCACCAAAATCAACACTTATTTTATCAATTGGTCCTTTTGCTCTTGGAGATTTTGTAGAATATTTTAATACACTAGTTTCTTCCGATGTGTATGATAATTTTTCTGGTACTTTAGGTAATGATATACTAAAACTTGTATATGATGCACCTACAACAGGTGGAACATTAAATATTGAATATTCACCATCGTAATCACTGTTTATATAATGAATTTTATTATGATTAATAACATCAGTATCAGATGTGCTTATGAATCCTGATTTTCTAATATTATAATAGAGAGATGAAGGATTATCTTGATTATAACTTAAAGTTACTGTTGATGTTGTACCAACACCGACAGTTCCTACACCAGAAACTTGTAAATTAGTTGTATTTCCAACTGATACAAATTCATTTTTATAATCTCTATCATGATAAAAATTAAGTTCATATCCAAATAATGATGAATCGTTGACACCGAACACTAAATTATTATCTCTTAAAACAGATATTGGAGGATTAATCAAAGAAAAATCATGTTTACTTCCTGTAGAACCACCAGTCGAACTTAATTCTATAATATTAGCTGGATTACTTATAACATCAACATATGTCTCCCCTAGTTTAAAATTATTATCATCAACTTTAAAGACATAGTAAGACTCCTCATTTACTAAACCTTCTGTTACTGATGTTGAAATATATTGAACCTTATCACCTGTATTTAAATTGTGAGCAGTAAAATTAAAATTATTAGTTGCAGTTGTAACTCCACTAGAAGCAACAGTGAATGGATTGATTAATAAATTATGTGTATCTTCATTAAATTTAAGATTTATGAAAGTTGATGTTCCTATTCCTACAGATTGATTTGGATTAACAGATAAATTTACAATATCTGTATCACGTAGTCCATGTGCAGTTGATACAGAAACAACCGCATCAATTCTTTGTAAAGTTCCAGTTACTTGGTCAAAATTACTTTCAAAGAAATATTCAAAACTACCATTTCCAACAGTTGTATCACCAACAAATGCTAGTCCATTAGAAGTTGTTGTTAATCCAACTTCAGTTACAATACCTATATAATCTCTCGATTTTCTAATAACAAATACATCTTGACTATTTCCACTTTCTGGTATGCTAAATGTTGTGACTCCATCATCTTTAGAAACTGTTAGTGCATATCCCACTTGACCTTTAAATTTACCTGGTTTTGTTAAAGTTACTTTTTGATTTGTTTTAAAGGGGTGATTTGGTAATCTTATACTGTGAGTTGGAGTTGAAACAACACTTATTAAATCACCTAATGTTGAAGTTGCAGTTGATCCTAAACCAACAGCTGTACCTACACCAATAGATTCATGTGGATTAAAATATATTTTGTCGTTTATCTTTGAATCAAATACTTTTGTTTGAAGTGGAATTTCAAAGAAATTGGGTATGAGAGAAACTGGTGTAGATACAGAGTGTATTCCACTTGATAAACCTCTTTGAACTCTTATAACATTTTTGTCAGTGAATGCATTTAAAACAAGTAATTTTTCTGTGCCAATACCAATACTACTTCCCACAGAAATATTTTCAGGTACAGTTCCAACATATATGTCAGTTACGATGCCAGTTGTTGATGAACTTGGAACTTCTTGATATAAAACAGTTTGAGCTGTAATTATACCAATTTTATGAGATCCTGCGAGTCCTTTTACTTCTGTTGTGCTTAAACCAGAAATTACAACATTATCGTTTTCATTTAAACTGGGTGCAGTAGAAATATAAGCTGCCACATGAGATGGATCTCTCCAAATAAAAGTTGCATTATAAGTATCAACAGTTGTATTAATTGATTTAATTTCTTTACCAGATACACTTCTTACTGATACACTTAAACCTCCACCACCTGTACCTGTATTATCAAATATTGTAGAATCTCCAACCTCATAATTATCTCCAGAGTTGACAATTTGAATAGAATCCACTGAACCAGATGTTGTTGATTCAACAATTGATGTTTGTTGGGTTATTTCATTTGACTCAATAATAAAATCATTATCTGCAAATGGATCAGAAACTTTATATGGATAAGTGTTACGTATTAAATTAGAAGAATCAAAGTCAAACGTTGTTTGATTTATGTTAAAGTTTTCAGTTGTTGGATTTGTTCTATATGAATCACCAATAAAATATGGAAAAACTGGTAATTGTGTATTAGAATTAATACCTACAAAATATGCATAGGTTCCTTCAGGATATTCTGGTGTTCTTCCATATCTACCATTATGTTGATCTAAATCTCCTGCATTAGTAAATCTATAGTCTTCAACAAAAAAACCATTACTGAAATTTGGTCTGTTTACAACATTACTTGGATCTAAAACATATCCTGAAGTTAATACTTTTATATCTGAATTGTCATCTGTTGAATCGCTGTATCCATAAGGTCCATATATTGGATTTCCATCATATGCCCAACCAATTATTGGTGAGTGTCCAGTGCCAGTATCACCAAAAGTATCTTTTCCGATTTGTGTTGAATAACCAACTATTGAATATTGAAGTTTATTATTGGTCTCAAGTAATGCTTCATTACCATATCTTGCAAATCTATTTACAGTTAATCCCCTAATACCTACATCAATTTTACAACCAGTGCCTGGTGGAATAACTTTAATTTCTGTTTTATCTTGCTGATATTGCAAACCACCCTCTAAGATAATCACCTGTTCAATTTTACCATCCTGTACAACAGCTCTTAGTTTTGCACCTAAACCAGTTCCTATTCCTACTACCTCTAAATCGGGTGCAGAGGAGTATTCTCTACCCTTTGTTTGTATTTCAACGTAAGTAATTTTACCATCTGTTACAATTGGTTTTAATTCTGCATCTTTACCTGTTTTAATTGACACTGAAACTGATTTCTCTAGATTTAGTATATCTGAGCCATAACCAGAACCTTGATCATATAGCAACATATCAGTAATAGGTCCTCTGACAACAGGAGTTGCAGTGATTATACCAACACCTGTATTTTGAAGTTCATATTTTAAATTTATTTTTATATCTGGATATTTGAAAACTTGAAATCCTGTGCCTTTATTTGAAAACTTGATGTAATCTCCTCTCTCAAATTCTGATGTTACAGTTCCACCAAGACCAGCACTTACAATTCTAAAAGAATCTTCATTTAACTTTAATACTTTGTAGAAATTAGTAGTGGTTGTAATGCCAGTTGATGTAGATAAACCAGAGATAGTGGTTGGTAATGTTGATCCTATACCAACTGCAGTTGTGTAAACAATATTATCACCATGACTAAATCCATGATTTTCAAAATGAATAGTATTAGTTACTGTGTTAATTCCCGTCGGTTTTACAAATACTTGTCTATTTTCATATCCACTTCCACCATCTATCACTCTTATATCTTTTAAAGTTTTTTCATCATAATATAATTTAAATTTATGAATACCAATTTTATTAGTTGTGGTAAATCCAACAGTGTTTATACCTGCATTATAATCTCCTAAAGTTTGATACAATTTGATTGTTTTTGTATTAACAACTTCTGGATAGTATGTTGCAGCATTTATAAGAGTGGTAGTACCAATACCAACTGTTGTTGCAGCACCGATCGCTACTGATCCTAAATCTGAACCAAAAAATGGACCTACACCTAAAGGAGGATTATTATTTCTATCATAAATTAATGGTTGACCACTTGCTATGTTGTGACTGGTTTGAAAAGTTATAGTTTCATCTACATTATCAACACCTCCAGATTGTGACAACAATCTAGCATCAAAACTTATTTCTCTTTTTCTATCTACTAAAAATGGTTCAATTACAGCACCGTCACCATTTCCCCCTTCAATTGTTGCAGTTATTATTCTTTTAATACCAAAATCTTGAGGATCAATTTGAATATCTTTTACACTACCAGTAATCACTGGTCTAATTAAAGCAGTAGTATTTCCAACTCCTGGATTTGATAGAGTTATTTCTGGTGGATTTATCGCATCATAGTTTTTACCATTATTCAATAATGTAACTCTATTTAAAGGACCAAAGAAGATTGTATCCTCTGATTTATAATTTGTTATTTCAACACCGTTTACTAACATTCCTGTAGATCCAGGTGTTGTTTTAACAGATGATGAATTTTTTAGATTTGGATAGAGAGGAAATTTTTTAAGTAGTTTTTGTGATGCAATCTTCTGATCTAATATTCCAACTAATGAAAATGTATGTGTTCCTGTTCCTGGTTGTAATGATTGAAATTCTACAAAATCAGATATTGGAATGAATGATCTAGATTTATATAATCTTATCTGATTTCCATTTGTTAAAACTTCAACAAAATATGAACCTTCTGGTAAGTCTGGTATAACAGTGCCCTGTGCTGTGTAAAAAACTTCATCACCAGTTATGAATGGCACTGGGTTTGGGAAAGATATAATACTATATTTTAAAGTATTAGGATTATAACCTGAATTTGGTAATTCATTTCCAGCAACAGCTTCTGGTATAATGGATTTTGGTAATTCTGTTGTTATTTGATACGATGGTAATGAGTTAGATGCAACATAAAATTCACTTGAAGGTGGAATATCATTATAGACATTAGTTACATCTGATGTAAGGATATTTTGACCAAAATCAACATCAGTTTTTGTGCTTGAAACACGATTAATTATTCTTCTTAAGTCATATTCACGGTTTGGATCTGGTAAAACTGTAATATTTGATAAAAGTGTTAAATTGTTTATTGAAATAGTTGATGTATCCTTATCAATATTTCCTACTATACCAGTGGCAACAACTTCTTCCTCATTTCTAAATAATACCTCAATATTATCTCCAACTTTTAAACTTGATTTATCAATATCACTAGTAAGTAAAATAATGTTGGCACCAGATATATTTTTTACTAAAAATCTTGATGATGTATTATAAATCCATGAATTTGCAAAAATTTGTTTTTTAGTTCTATCCTCTGATGGGTTAAGTATCTTTTCACCAACATTTCTAACTGTTATGTTTTCACCTTGTGTTAATAAACGAATATCTGATGTTGAGACAAACTTAGATAATACACCAGTTAATCTAAGTTTAACTTCTTTTGTTAAATCACCATTTTCATATCCATAATAAAATTCTTTTGATCTAACATCATCTGTAGAGGTTATAACTCCTACAATATTTTGACATCCAAAAAATTGATTAACTGATTTATCACTATAGTAAATATTTGTGCTAATTCCAGATACTAAAGTGCCAGTCGCACCAAATCCTACAGTTGAATCCACTGTAATTACAGATGAACCTGCAGAAACATTACCGATTACTTTTGTTTTAGGACTAACATTGAATGTACCTTCAATTAAATCAACATCGTTAAATCCAACAAATAAACCAATCTTATAATATACTTTTCCTTTTCTAGTTAAAGGTTCAACTTCCGATATTGATGCTCTTGTTTCGCTATCAGTTGATTTAATGATTGTTTGACCAACTAAATTTATTGGATTTCCAGAAAGTGCTTCAGCAAGAACTATTTCTCTTCTTATAAACTCTGCTGTTGATGGTTTTATTAAATATTGCTCTAAATCTAAAATTTTAGGTGTTTCACCATATAAAACATTAAATAATATCCTAAATGACTCTTCTGTACCTTTTGACTGATATAATGACTTTGAATTTTTAATAAAATTACTTACATCTAGATTATCAACAAAATTAACATTTTCTAATCCAGGTGTAAGTGCTTTTTTTGTCTTTTTATAAAATTCTTTAAGAAATAATGCACTTAAATTAATAACAGTTGCATCATCATCGTGATTAGTTGCTAATGTATCTGAAAATAACAATTCTGTTGGATTATTTTCTTGATGATAGGTTGTAATACCACTAAAACCACGAACACAACCAGTAAATGAATTTGTAGTAATACCAGTGTATGTAATAACTTCATCTTCAATCTTAAAAAGTCCGTATTCTTTAGGAAAACCTTTTGTACTACTGACTTCTATAGTTGTAGAAGTTGTTGTTATACCATTAATTAATTTTGTTTCTCCTACTACTACTTCAGGTGTTAAATTATCTAATTTTATGTACTGATCTAAATTATCAGTTAGGTCAATCGGACCTCCCTGATACTCTTGGGATATGTAGTATTGTTTTAAAAAATCTACTGCCTTTGGACTCTCAGATATTAAAAACTCAGGTATTTGGTTTTCAATTATCTGTTGGACTTTGACTCTTTTATCAATTCCAGTGGTTATCATATTATCCTCTTACCAGTGCTCCATTTGCATAACTTGATGTAACCTTATATCCGACACCTGAAATCTGTTCACCAGAAGTAATTGTGTCTTTAACCATATTTATGGCACTATCTCCAACAGCAAAACTGAGGTATAAATCCTTCAATCCAATTACATCATTTGACTCAGGGAATGCTTGTATTTCAATAATATTATTATCTTTTTGAGTTGAAGTGATATTTACTGTTGATATAATGACCTCTCCATGCTCATAATCTACTATACCAGCAGAAGCGACAACTAACTGACCTCTTGATAATTCAGTATCTCCTTTTACAATTGCCAAAACACCTCTACCACTTCCGTCTAAAGTACCATCAGCATTTTTATTTGGTATATCTGTAAAATATAAAGTGTCAACTTGTCCTTGAATGGTAAATCCAGTACTTTTTATGTTTTTACCTTCTGGATTAATATGAAATCTATTTCCATAACACAATTCATACTGAGCAAACTGATTTACTAATGATTTAAGATTTCTACGAATTCTAACTCTTGTTATGTTTGATGTAATCGCATCATCAATATTGTCAATAACATTTAACATCTTACTATACTTAAATCTTCCACCAAATTTGTTAAGATCAGTAGATGAAGCATAAGTTAGAAGTCCATTTGTAATGCTAGTTTTTAAATCTGATACAGTCGTAACCTTTGATTGGTCATAGTATACAAATGAGTCTAATTCAACATAAAGTATTTTAAGATCAAGTATTTTTTGATTAATACCTGCAAGAGTATACCCTTTTAAATTTGATAGTATTGATTGTTTATCAAAGTCAGATACAAATTCACCATTTTTTGGTTTTATTGTTATAAAAACAGTTCCAAATTCTGGAGGATCTAAATCTTCACCACCAACCACTGATACTGACTCTGTATTTGGATATATTTGCTGTATTACAGACTCGTAATCCCTAGCTGTAACTGCTCTGTACTGTGATGAATACAGTCTAGGTGCAAAGTACTTAATAGAGTCAATTGACTCAATATTACCCCCATTAGATGCCGCTGTGACAGTGGTAATTGATGGTGTTACTGTTGGTAAAGAAACTTGATTTGAAGATGAAACAGTGCTTCCTGCGTATGTAAAAACAGAAGGTCCATTTCCATCTTTTCCATCTGTGGTAATGTAAGAAACAGTAATTATTGCTTCGTTTTCCAACTTTTTACCGAAGATACCATCACCAAACAATAACTCATATCTTTCATCAGTTATTTCTTGTATTAAATAAGTTTCTGAGGTATTGTTGATGTTTAATATATTGTCTACTTTACGATACTCTCTGCCAATACCAGGATCAGAGGCACCCTTTACATAAACTTTAATAGTTGATGTATCGATAAATGAATTTTCTAACAAAAATCTTTGATCAAGTGACCCATCTACAGTAAAAGTCTTAGATAGATATGTCCCTTGATATACAGAGATGTTACTAAATGATGCAGTGCTACTAATTATGTTGCCATTTGCATCAACATTTTGATTTGTAGTTGTTGTAATCGATTCTGGTATAGAAAATACGAATGAAGTGTCATTTTGTGACCCAACACATACTAAACCTGCACGAAGAGTAAGAGTTGGGGTATTACTAGAGGTTGTAACGTCAAAAGATACTACTGCTTGTGCAGCGGATCTTGATCTTGGCACATATCCAATGTTTCTTGCAAGTGAAACCACGTTTTCACGTACTGTTGCAGAGTCTAGGAAGGACTCATTTACAACCATATTTGAATTAAATGCTGTAATGTAAGTATTATATGCTAAAGTATCAATTAAAACCGAAAAATTAGACCCCTCAAAGTCAAAATCCGTAAAATCAGAGTTTGCACGGAGATAATCCTTGATAGAGGTCTTAATTTGATCGAAATCGAGGTTTGTAAACTTAGTAAAAGGCATTTATCTTGTTGCTTCGAGCATGAATGTGAATTCTTGTATAGGAACTTCCTGTCCAACAATAGTAAAGAACACAGTAACCTCAAATTCGTTAGTATCTGGTTTTGGATTTACTTCAACAGTCGGATTTTCTATTCTAGGTTCAAAATTTTCAAGTGTAATTTGTATTTGGTTCTGAATTACAGACGCAGTACCAAAATCTACAAAGTCAAATAGACTATCACGCACTTCAGATCCTATCGCAGAGTTAAAAAACCTCTCCGTAGGGATAGTTTGCACTAAATTTCTTACAGACTTCTTAATTGCATTCTCATTTTTGAGAATAGTAAGGTCTTTTGTGACTGGATGAGGGGTAAAAGACAAGCTTATGTCCTTAAATGCCCTTGAAATCCTTTTTATTGCCATTTAAACAAGAGTTTTCCTGTTTTATTTATGACACTTTTTACAGAATGTTATTATTTATCCTAAATTTGGTTCTATTTCGTCTTTTTTGCTTCTTTCTTTTGCTGTTTTCCAGAAATAATTCTCTTCTGAACCTAATCCATCACGATCATGTCCGTTTTCAACCTGATAATATACAGTTGAAACCTTAAAATCAGGTGTTTTAGGCACTTCTGGTGTAATACTGTTGTCGTAGATACGCATTCTATTGTTTGGATAGAGACAAAACTGCCCATTATCCAATTCTAAGAGGTTATGAGACTTATGTTCGGCAGGTTGTTCACTTGTTGAGTAGTCAATTGCGTCTACATCAGAGTGATAGTTGTCTAAAGTACAAATATATGTGCCAGTTTGGTTGCCATAATCCCTTGTCATGACTTCATAATGCATTGAACCGATAAATTGTTTTTGAACTGCGACAACTCCATAGTCCATACAGTTCCAAAACTGTAAATTATGCAACGTCATATCGGGTTTTGGGGTCTCAGGGTCACTTGTAAACGCAGAAATCGGCAATTTATCAAACATTGCAGCGTATTCTGGTAAATAAGTCTCAAAATAAAATGCACGACCAGGTATACTTTTCGCAGACACCCAAACTCCTTTCACAAATTCACCATGACCACTCTTATGATCGGTCAAATACTCTTTTCTTACCCATACTTCATAGGAAGGTAGATTTGCAATCAAAGTAGACATTCTTTATTTTCCTTGACCTTTGTATCTTTTACGAGCCGAGTTACGGGATGTTGCCGAGTATTTCGAGTGTTTTCCCTTTCCTTGACGAGTTTTTTTCGGACGACTTTCGATTGTGTTGCCCATACTAAATGTTTTTGCCATTACTGATTGTCCTCAAGTCTAAAATCTTCTGGTACATTCTTTACGTCTGTGTCAAGTTCGAGCGGATGCGGTGTACCATTCTCAAAGAACTCATCTGCTAAGTCCTGCATCTTCTCAAAATATTCATCTCTGGAAAGATTCTCATGAAGAACCTTACCTTTATAAGAGATACTATATAACTCTGGTTTTTTCATGTCCTACTCTGATACGTGGGTCGCACATAATACGGAAACCTGCTGCTTTTGCATCAAGACAGAATGAGACATCCTCTCCACACATGTCTTGAACTGCTCCAGATTCAAATACTTGCATCTTCGGAGCGAACCAAGGATATGGCATTTCCTTATCTTCAAACACTCCATGCTTAATAAGTAACCATCCGAAACCTGCATAGTCTACTGTGAATGGTTTCTTTCTCTTTGCGATTGAATCTAAAGTCTCATGATTCATCACTCCACCATTACCTTTGAAGTCATCTTCATCTAACCAGTGAGCGACTGAAGTTGTTCTTCCGTCTTCTGTACAATACCAACCTGATGCAATCTTTTCATCCATTAAAACAAGTTGATAAAACTTCTCAACATTAAAAACAATATCTGAGTCAATCCATAGCTGATAATCATACTTTAACTTACCATCCCAAGGTAATTGATCAGGACCTCGAAGAACGTTTGCACCAAGACACTTACATCGGGCAAAATTTACCATTGATGAATAATCTTGTGATATTTGTATACTTGCTTTGTTTTGAACTAAGTCAAAGCATAGAGTGACAAAGTTCTTTAGAAATGTATATGATACTCCTCGACCTGGTAGACAAAATACAATTGTCTTACCTGCAATCATTCTTTTTGCTTTATCGTAATCCCATTCTGGTGTCTCTGCTTCTTTTTTTGCTTTTGCAGCTGCTGATTTAACAGTAAATCCTTTCGCCATACTAATGTTCAATTATAATTATATAATACACTATTATCTATATGTTGTCAATAAGAAGTTATTTTTTTGACTTGTTCGGTTTACCTTCTTTATAGTTAAGTTTGATGCCTTTCATATTTAACAACACCATCTTAGTTTCTGTCATTGTCTTATCATAAAAGACAACTGTTTCTTCGTGAATGCCAATGTCGCCACTCATAAATCCTCCTGTAAATTACTTTTATATTAATCTCTATCTTTCAGTTTATCATATAACCTAAGTATTTACAAGTTTAATGATTGCTTTATATTTACTAATAGGAATGTTCTTCTACTTTACCTTGTATGCAAGCATCATCTATACATTCAACGTATGTGAGGTCTTCTTTAAAATATGAACGATATATTTTATCCCAAATCAGTTCAAACTCCTTTTGATTAAGGTTTTTGAATAAACATTTGTCTTCTAGGTAGATGTGATAGAGTGGTTCTTTAGTCATCTTTTTCTGTGACGATTACTTCTTCTGTATCAATATTAAATCGAAGTTCAGTTCCCTCATACCAGTTCATGTCGTTCATTATCCATTCGGGTATGATGGTGTAGTATTCCCCAGTGTTCGGATCGGTCTCTATGGTGGTAAAAATTTCTGCGGGATTTTTTTTCATGTAGTGGATTTCAGTTTTCATTTCTGATTGTATCTATACCTGGGAAAATTTTTGTATCAAAAATGGCACATTTATCTCGCTTCCGTAACACTTTGTAGGTTAGGTTCCCCACCCGTTTTTATATACGGGGGGATCAACCCCCCATAACTGCTGTATCACGAACGAATGATATTGAAATTATAATATGAAAATGTTTCTCTGTCAACTAACTTATATGTGCCATGCTCCCCTGCCATGACATACCCTTCCCCTGAGATGTACTGATTACCTAAGAAACACTCCGCATCAAAATCATCTCTCATTCTCTGTAGGAAGTTTGTTTTAATCCTCTTAACCAACAACCACAACCTTACAAGTGAATAGTTTGCGAACTCCTCCGCAACCACTTCATCACCATCACGAATGTATGCGTTTAAATCCTGTTTCAACTGCTTTGCTTCGGTGGGTGTTACAAAGTCTACCATTGTTGCAATCTGACGGGCAAACGCAATCGCAAGGTCAATGTCTATGTCTGATCCTAAATCAGACAACCACGCATTAGGTTGAACGAATCCCTCCCCCAACTTTTCTGTTAATGGTTCTGCGTTCATGTCCTTAAGTGTTGTTCCCTTATACTCTGTGTGTGGTGCAACGACAACCCCAGTGTTCTGAACTTCGGCAAATGTATATGAGATTGCATTCGGTTTGTAATCCCTATAACCTCCGAACCCGATGAAGTCCCCTTGAAAAATTCTGTCTGTCTGTGGTAGGCAATTCAGACAACGAATTAAGATTGATTGCAATTCAAAGTCTGGGTGGTTGTTGCATATGTCCTCTGCGGTATAATTGATCTTTGGGGTTCTCTTATTAAATACGGACTTCGTGCCAACAAAAAACTTTCCATTCTCTGGATTAGTTCCCCATACGATTGCAGGTGATCCGTCAATCTTAACTGAGTAATGATTGTTTGATGAGAACGCATCTAATACGGATAGGTCTCCCGTAAGAATTGTGTCCTCTGGGTGTTCAATGTGTTTGTTCTTCATATTACGCAAAGATAGGGTTTGCGTACTTTGAGCAAGGGTGCGGATCAGTTGGTGAACAACCGAATGACGCAATAAACTCATCTAACTCTTTGATTGCTTCATCAGTTAGATCATCAAAGTCAACTCCGCAAATATGATCTACTCCCCACTCTGCGACCTCGAAAACGAACTCCTCCCAGTCGCAACATACATGAGCAACGTTTTCAAAGTTGTCTACTTTGAGGATTCTTTCTGAAATTCTTTTGGTGGTTTCTAACATAATTTTGAAATTTGTTTTGTGGTGTATGTACTCATTATAAAGGATTTTTGTCCTGACCGTGAGTAAAAGTCAGGACATTGAAACAATTAGAAATATCTTCTTTCTCCAAGTGAAAGAGGTCTTTGACCATACTCACCCATATGAGTATCCATTGTGTCTAATGCCTCTGCATATCCATACTGCTCAGACATTGTGTACATAACGTCATCAATTTCATCAGGTGCACAGAAAAGGTTTTCTGTTTCTTGGATTTTACCAAGTTTGTTATAAGCAACGATTTTGTAATCAAACATAATTTTTAAATTTGTTTTGTGGTGTATAATACTATTATAAAGGGTCAGGTGCCCAAGTGCGAGCACCTGAAACAATTGTTTACAATCCAGAAATCTCTTGAATCATCTCATTCATTTCTGTTAAATCTGCCTCCCCCCAGTCTGCTCCATCAGGTGTTGCATCATTATTAAAAACTCCGTGAATGTACTGGAGAAATTCTGGGTAATCTCTGCACTCTTTTGCACACTCATATAAACCCTGCTCATTGTTAATCCATAGAGCACAATTCCAAGTTGTCCAATCTGTCCACCCGTTATACTCTCTCTTTGGTAAGTCTGTGAGGTTTAGTTTTGTTTGAAACATTGATGTAACTCCTTTTGGTGTATGTACTTATTATAAAGGATATTAATTGTAATCGTGGATTGTTACAACTAATATTAAGGCAAAATGGACAGTTTTTTAACTGTCCACTCGGCCGCTGCGATTCCTATTTGAACGCTGTCAACGGGTGGGGTCGGTTGTTACAGTATGAAAGAGATGTAAGATAAACTCCCATATAATCCTGCACCTTATCAAAGAGTTTTGAAATTCTCTCATCCTCGGTTTTGCCTTCGGCACTCCAAACTCCTAACCCATTTTCCTGCTTCCATTTGAGATCTTTGATCTCTTCTTCATTTTTGAATTTTGAATCAAATTCAATGCCTTCAACGATATAAAATTTATTCATCTTACTTGCCTCCATTGAATTGTTGAATTAATGTATCAGTGTGTCTATCCTGCCTTTCTATCAATTCATCACACATTTTGATTAATCTTCTCAACTCCTCAACATCCTTATCAAATTGTTTTGTGGTGTACATAAAGAACTCCTTTGGTGGTGTATACGTTTATTATAAGGGATGCAGGAACTAATTAAAGTCCCTGTAACATTAACTTAATATTCTGAAACAATTTTCAACCATGCCCAAACTTCTCCCTTTGTCAAATATCCCCTAACGTCTGTCCACTCGTCGTCGTAGTGTAGTTTGTCTCCCTTTAAAAGTGCGATCTCATAAAGTCCGTCTTTCCCACCGTAAGAATGTTCATGACAGGCAACCGATAGACCATATCCGTTGTCGCAGTAATATCTTACTACTTCGTCGTTTGGTCTGATTACTCTTTTTGAAGTGTACATAGTTTTGAAACTTTGTTTGTATACCTTTATTATAAAGGATAATTGGTTAGTGTGTAGTCAGTGTGTGCCACTTTTAAAACTGTCTATGCTTTCCCAGTTTTACAAGTTTTGCTTCCTTTTCTGTGCTATAATAGTCAATCGTCGTGGCGATTGCCATCCCCACTGTATAAAGTGCATAGCAGCCGCCAATCAGTATAAAGAGTTCAATTCCTGTCATTTAAAAGTCTCCTAAAAGTAAATGTTCCCTGATGATCTTTTGTTACTTCGTCTATTTGCCAAATGTATTCCTTCGGGCAAGTCGTCAACCACTCTTTAAATGATTGATCCATAGAAGCAAAGTTCTTAAGATTTTTAATTGTCATAGTTATAAAAAAGTTGATAATAAAGATCATTCATAAGACCAACTTCAAACGATGTGCTTGCGTGTTGGTCGGTTACTCCTTCGTAACATTTTAGGATTTCGTCGTATCCATCGAACTCATACATCACTGGCATAAGTCCTGAAAACGATTATTTGCGATTTCAATTTGCTTCTCTTCGTCAAGGTATGGGAATGCTTCCTGTACTTCGTCAAAGATTTGAAGTAACATGTCTTCGTGGTGTAGTGTTGACATAGTGTTTTGTTTGTTATGTACTTATTATAATGGTTATTGGGGACTGTGGTAGTCCCCATGTGACACTTAATTAACTGTCCACTAACTGTAAGTAATTACTTGAAAGTGTGCATTAATAAAGTCATCTTCTCTTTTTCTTTTTCTGAGTTCCTCTTCACACTCGAAAAGTCTTTGGTCTTCCTCTGGTGTGTTTAGAAATCTTAGTTTTGAGAGTGCTTTAACGATTGTCTTTAACTCTTCTGTGCTTCTGTGTGCTTGTGGATTCATAATAAAATGATGATAAGAATGTAAAGGAAAATTGCGTTTGATATACTCATTATAACCCCCTAGACCAAGTTGTCTAGGTAGGTTTGGGACACTTCTTTTGCTGTCCCACCATCTAACCACTTGTTGATGTGTCGTGATGTAGTAACTGACCAGAATTTTTCTGTCCTTACGAATCCTTCCCCGAATACGTAAGCGGCAACTGGTGTGCGGTAAGAAAATAAAATCCTTGCTTCAGAGGTTTCTACCTCTGTCATGTTTGATGCGATTGGTGTTAGTTGCATTAATGCTCCTTTGTTTACTCTTTTAATATAACCCACTTTTGAACAGTGTGGGCAAACTGTGTGACACTAATTAAACTGTCCTAATAGTATCCCGCACTCTCGCATCCTGGTTCATCATAGAAACATTGAAAAGAAACATCTGGGAACTTTTCACGTAACTTTGTCATGACTCCTTCGGGTGGACTCCATGCGGTATCAAACGTAACTCTGAGAATCTCCGAGTCTTCATAATCAATTTCAACTTCTGATGCTTCCCACTTGGTGTCCCAGTTGTCAAGTCTCCAACTGTACCACCTATCATCATTTTTACCATCTGGGAAATTATAGGTTTCAAAAATAATCTGCCCATCTTTCCCTTTGTGTTGCTCTAACTTTGGCAACTCTCCGTTTTCGTTTGGTGTGTTATTCCAATCTGGTTGTGGGAAAATGTCGTTGAATGGTGTTTTGCTTTCAAATATCTTTTCAATCTCTTTAATCTTGTCCTCGTCACCATATGCGGTAACTCTGTTATGACACCAATTAGGCATGTTTGCTCCTTGTTTGTGGTATGTACTTATTATAAACAAAAAAAGGGAACTATTGAAGTTCCCTTATGACACTAATTAAACTGTCCTATATTCCTCTCACATCGTTGCTTAATATGGTAGACTTGCCATTAGTAACGTTGTCAACCATATTATCGTAGGTCTGGACATCCCATCCCTTTTGCTCTGGCACCTCCATCTCATAAGCAAACATAATGACTTCATAAAGATAATCAAATTGTGTGGGTGTGAGTTCGATGTTAATTCCGTTTGGTCTAGACATTTGAAAATACCTCTGCGTAGTGGTCAAGTTGTTGTGAATCTCTTTTTAATGTACACATTTGTACGATGTGTGCGAGGTGTGAGTGATGATGCTCTGTAAGTTCTCCCCAGTTTTCCCAATCATACACGGGAATTGCATTGTCCATATCACACCCTCCTCCTGTTGCATAACTTGGTGCGGACATGAATAAACCTTGGTTGTCTATCCAGAATCCCATCCCAAAAACAACTGATTGATA